CATTGCAGGATCCTGTAGTGTGAGCCACTGCATGAATTTTTCAATTTGGCCAGGAACCTCCATGCCGTATGAGTCAAAATAGTAGCACACCTTCTTCTTCAAATCCACATAGTTGCCGACCCAGTGGCTTCCTCCTTTGTTGTGAGGGTCGAGGTTATAGATAATACCAACCTTTGACTTTCCAGCGGCTTTTAATCCGGCCATATCGAGACTGCACATTTCACTAATCAGGCACTTTGTCTTGGTCTTATTGTACGGATCGGGTGCTGCAAAATCAATCGGATAGGGACCGAGGAACTTAAAGTCGGCGACATCTTCTTCGTACTGCTTCATGACGTTCTCAATGTTTGTGCTATCGAGCCACTTATCAGGGTCGGCGCGCCACGCTTCAGGTTGAGGAGGGCGTAAATAGGCCTTCATAAGGCGTTGTTTCTCAGATTCATCAATGGGCAATGCCTGTACAAAGGAGTATTCTTGAATTGGCCCTACACCGACTCCTTGTTCAAGTTCTTTCCGAAGGGCAACCGCACTTACACCTCCAATCTGAGTCCGAAGTGTCGTCTGCGAACCCAAGACTTTTGAGGCGATTTTTTGTAATTCGGACGCAGGGATACATCCATGAGCCGGACGCTTTTTTCCGACACGAGGCCGACATTGACAGGGTCCCGGTCTATAGTGATCTGAACTCACTTTTTTGAGTCGTCTGGTTTTTCTGACCCCGACCATCCTATTGAAGTGTCAGATTCAAATCGTCATACTCCACAGGATGGCGTACTCAATGGTCCGCTTTTGGTCGTATATTTTTACACCTCTCTTAATTCTTGTACTTGTCTTTGCAATGTTTGTCATCTTTACACTTTCCAGTGCACAAACAACTGTCGGCTCACTCATTGCACCGGCACTCGCGATCACCTCATCCGTTGCTGCCTCTGCAGCAAATGGTCTAAAGGCCGCCGCTGCGGCTCCTAGAGTATCCTTTTCACCTACACCAGTAGGAAGCACAACATGACGCCTACACAGATCTTTCAAATGATACTGTTGGCCATTATCCTTACAGGCCTTGGATATGTAATCTATGCAGTTGGCCAATTTGCCGGCAGCAAGGATAACCTGAATGAAATTCAAAAGAATATGGGAGTGATCTTTGGAGTTACATTTGCTCTGGTTCTCATGCTCGGTATTTTCAGTTATATGTATATCCGTACGGACCCTGATGTCTTTGTACCCTTCACCCTGTTCATGCTCTTCGTCAATATGGAACTTTCCCTCATTTCAGTCAGTGCATCGGTTCTTCAGAAGATTGAATAAGGCATTCGGGTGTCCGAGGAGCCTGAATGAGGATTCCTAAAATACGATGTTGAAGACGCGCCCGACCCGTCCAGAAAGTGTCTGTGACACCCATTTGAAGACTGATGCCCTGAATTTGCAGCGTAACACGAATGATTTGACCACGCGCGAGGACTCCCGGTTGTACATCTTCCGTCCAGACACCATCTTTCCATATACGGATTCCATGCAATCCCTTTCGCTTCTCTTGAAGAGTTGATGGGCAATATAAATGCAACTTATTATTTTCCACCATCGGTTGAAAAAGCCGATAGACCTCTTCGCGTGTAAACTTATTTGCTCCAAACCAAGCCAATTGGCTGGCGCAAATAACTTCAAGAAGACTTGTTTGAATTGCTGTGAGTTTACTGGATACCCAATTTGTCGTCATCGCCAATTCAAGGCGACCATTTGCAGGATTGTAGGAATCAATTAAGAGGTGCGGTAAAAGAATTGTAAGGACAGGCATTGTCACTTGTCCATCAATATATGACAGTGGTACCATGGGTTTCTTTTCACGATTCACCCGTGTAACGAGTCCGCCGTGATTTATTTTTCCGAGTTCGAGTTTTTGTAACGGGACGCACCACTCCATTCTGGGTGTAAAGGTTTAACAAGTTTAGACCCAGGGAGATGCATCTAAGTTGGCGAGGTCCACCTGGTTCAGGAAAACGATACGCCATCCATCAAGAACTTTACAAACGCGCTGCGGCCCGTGGAGTGGTTCTAAAAATTATTACAAAACTCTGGAGTCTCGAGAAACCAAAGGAGGATGACGGAGGCGAGGACGATGAAGTGACTACAATTGCATCTAAGGATCAGATTCCATTTGAAACCTCCATGATCCATTTTGGATTTGATGTCTCCCGAATGAGTCTACAGGATCGTCATATTCTGAAGCCAATTCTTGAGCGTCTCGGAAAGGGGTCACATGTACTCTCTGGAAGGGAACAGGCTGAGAAGCGCATTCTTGTCTTTTATCATGCTCATCTATTGAGCACAGAATCATGTGTTATCCTACAGAGTCTTCTGGAGCAGGATGGATCTGATATTAGTATTTGGTGTACTTCGGAGCATCCTCTTCCGATTCGTATTGCACATCACTTCAGAGAAATTGGCGTTGGCGGACCTGATCGCGCCTATGAAAAAATCAAGGAGCGGATTCAGATTGCAGGCGGTAATCCCTCTGCACTCTTTGACCCACAGACACTCTTTGACCAGGCAGTGCGACGACTTGCTCGGCCGACAAAACCGACTCTTGATGAAGTGGCAGGTATTCGTACCTTTATCTATGAGTGCCTCATTCGAAACATTCGATGGATTGAGTGTCTTCACCATTTAATGATCTCATGTCTACGACTTCCTTTATCGGAGCCCCATCGCCTCGAGGCACTCAGAATACTGGCAAAGCAGGAGGGCTCTGCAGCAGGCCAGACCATTCCTAGTTATCGCATTCCGATGGCATGGGAGAGTACATTTATCCGTATGCGTGAAGCACTTTCTGGAGCCTTATCAGAGGAGGATGCAAGGCCTCAGAGTACCACCACTCCTGCGGGAATTAGTGGAAACAGTACGACTGCACCTCAAGGAGCCGCCGTTGCAGTGGATACAGGAGCCGCCGCAACAGGAAGACCTGGAGTGGCTAAAGCACGAGGCGGAAGAAGAAAGCCCGTATGATAAACTTAGACTGCGGAGGCGTCTCTGGGAAGGCTATCGTGCGGGAACTGTGCGACTCGTCTGTAAAACATGCGGGTCAGCCAAGGTGATTATTCTTCATGAAGCGAGCAGGCCGTGCCCCGATGTCTGGAAAACCTGGGGGCGTATTTTCCAGTTATATGGTCGTGGGTCTAGACAGACTGGTACAGGCTGGCGTGTAGGCTTATTTGCGGCACCAATTCCGAGAACTTTGCCTGCTCCAGGGCAATCCGTGGGTCCTGAACATGTGAATGGCGGATACACACTTCCTTGCAAACAGGATCGTATTATTATCTATAGGGAGGAGGAATGCACTCGTGTCTTACTTCATGAACTCTTTCATGCTGCATGCAGTGATCGACTTGCGTCACTGCCTCATATGGAGGCGGAAACAGAGTCGTGGGCAGAATGGGTGCTAGTTGCTCTGGCTTCAGAAGGTAATCTTGAAACGGCATTGGCCCTTATGAAAAAACAGATACGGTGGATGAGTGCGCAGCACAGAGTATTACGAGCATTCTACAATGTCTCAAAGCCTGAAGATTTTGCATGGAGATATACACTTGGTCGTGAACACGCCTACGAGCGTCTTGGACTTCATGTTCCAATCAGTCGCGGCATTTCTCGTGTGACTTCAAGCCGTCTCACTGCACCTGCGCTTGAACTATAATGATTTAAATAAACCCTTTGAAGAGCAGGCAATGAATCCTGACCCGTATCTCTACAAAGAGACACTGGTCTGGACAATGACTACAAATGGTTATAAATACTTGACGCTGAATCTTATCAAAACAATTGAGCAAGCCAAGTGTCCTTGGAAGTTGCTAGTGGTCGCAGCGGATCGTGAGAGTTACACCTTTTTTCGGAATGAAGGCTACCCTGTGCTTTTGTATGGGAAGGCGCAGCGGACACAGGAGACCGCAATTAGTCGATGGGGGAGCCCGCAGTTTCAACGGTATAATCTGATTAAACTGGAAATTGCCCAAATCTTTGCACAGAATGCTGCTGTAAAGCGTTGTGTCTACATGGATGGAGACATAACCCTTTTTAATGATTTTCTTCCGGACTTGACTTCAAGGCTTGATGCTGAACCCGAGGTTCTGCTCTTTCAATGCGACCAGAAGGAGACCGGACCCTGTACTCCCACAGGATGTACGAACTGTTGTACTGGACTTATCGCATGGGCACATGGACATGACCAAGGAGTCTTCGATACTTCAAATCCTCAGGCATGGGGCGAAGTTCGCGACGATCAAGTCTGGGTGAATAAGCAACTTCAAGCAAAAAAGGTTCCGTATAAGACTCTACCGCGCGAACTCTATCCGAATGGAGCGTATATTAATACTATTCAGAACTATCCTGGAGCCTTTTTACTTCATTACAATCACCGTGTAGCGAATTTTAAGATTCTTGAAATGAAGAGACTCAAGAAATGGGTGATTCCGTATCTCTAATGCCCTCCGTGTCCACCTCCACCATGGCCACCCCCTTCGTGTCCACCTCCATGGTGTGCAATGCCGCCACTATATCCACCTGACCCGTAGCCTCCATAGCCTCCTAAACCCCAAAAATACGGAGAATATGCATATTGATTTACAGGAACCTCTTGTATAATAACCTGTGGCTGCATTCGAGTACGAATCAGATTTATAAAAAGTAAAGTGACTACAATTCCAAGAAGAACTCCTAGAATAATACCCCACATCTCTCTTTTTGCGTTGGAAAACAAATCAAAAAAAGAAATGAAGTCGGTCAATGAGGGTTACGATCCCTCTACCTTGCGGTTAACAGCCACACGCTCTACCAATTGAGCTAATCGACCAGGATGTCTCTTAACAAATAAGCTAATCGACCAGGATGTCTCTTAGCAAATAAGCTAATCGACCAGGGTGTCTTGTTAGACTTTGTTATTTACTTATAAGTACGACGACTCTTCTTACTCTTACGAGTTTTCCGAGCCCTACGAGTCTTACGACTCTTTCTATAGCGTCTACGTTTACCTCCAGCATTCGGATTTGCTCCTGGTACAAACGGCGGAGCATTTGGATTGAGTGCTCCCGCAGGTACAAATGCCTCTGCATTCGGATTGAGTCCCGCCGCAGCCGCAGGTACAAACACCTCTGCATTCGGATTGAGTCCTGCCGCGGCCGCAGGTACAAATGCCTGAGCATTCGGATTGAGTGCCAGTGCGGCCGCAGGCGCAGGTACAAAGGGCTCCGCAGCCGCGGGAAGTCCAGTCTGTCTCTCTAGATTAATCGCTGCAAGTAGATTATTACCAGCATTCGCATTTTCTTCTATAACCTGTGGCGGAGGTTGGGGAAGAGATAATCCAGGAGGTGGAGGATGCCAGGCTCTTATCGTAGCCTGTGCATTCTTCTTAAATTTGTTAAAATTGAACGGAGGCATTCTACTAAAATAAAATATTTTTTTTATAACTCTTTTATCTTTTTCCAATTTTTTCGTCTCTTTTAGAATTTTATGAATTTTTTCTTTTATTTTTTATTTTCTATTAGTTACTCTTGGCAAATTTACGCCTTCGGGGCCTCAACCTTCGGCACCTTGACGTAGTGCTTGTTGAGGTAGCGCTGGAGGTTGAAGTACGTGAGGCCCTCCGTGTCAGCAACGCCGAGCAGCTTCTTGAGCGGGGCATCAGGCTTGATGTCGTGCTTGTTCTTGAGGCCCTTCTCCTTGATGTAGGTCGTCACCGCCTTGGTGACGTTGGAGCGGCTCATCTCGCTGCCCTTGGGCTTGCCAAGGAAGACGCAAAGGTCATCACTGAGCTTGGTGGGGATCTCGAAGATACTGAGGCGGGCAGGCTTCGCAGCGCCGTTCTCGTCGAGCTGCGGCGTCGTGCGACGCTTGCGCTTGCGGGCATCCTTGATCTCACGGGCAACACGCTTCTCGAGCTTCTTGAGCTGGGCGTGCAGGGTGGAGATCGTCTCGCGAAGGCCGTTGAGGGAACCGACCATGCCACGG